CTTGCCCGCTGTGGTACTCCTTTGCCTTTTGGGAGAGTTGCAAAACGCCGTTTTTGTCTCTGTATCTCCTGAAAAGCGTATCAGGATTTCGTAAATACTTCCTTAAACTGGTGGCTAACTCGTTGGCGGGTGTCCCTTCTGAAATAGCTATATCCAAAGCCATTTCTAACTCTGTTTTATACTGCTTGGACAAGTTCCACACACGAGCCGAGCGAACGGCTTCTGTCTGTATATTCTTTTTCCTTAGTGGCTTAAAGGGTTCGTTTGCCCCTTGTATGCCAGCGAATACCTCCTTGAACTTGTTATGGGAGATATTGTAGTGCTTATCAATGTAAAAGTCTATTTTACGAGCAAAGAGATGGTTAAATCGCTCAAAGAGGGTGTTTATTTTCTTATTTAGTACGGGGTACAAAGCGAAAGAGAATGTTCCCTCCTTACTCACGGACTGCAATCCATAATACAGCACAGCCATTTTCAGCACCTCGTCCAAAAAGCGTAGGAGCTTGGATACATCTTTCTCGGTTTGGTTTTGGTGATATTCATTCCATTGTTCTAAGTCCATAGTCTAAGCTAATTAAACATCTCCTTTCCTTTCTCTTTCTCTATCTGTGCGAGTTCCTCCTCTACCTTGTCCGTAATACCCGCTAATATAATCCCCTCCTTAAGAGAAGCGACCCCTCCTTGTACGGCACTCACGGCATCGGCTATACGTTCGGTAAGGCTGTCTATCATATAAGGGACAATCTCTATATTAACTTGTAGCCGTTTAGCCACTGGAGCATATTTAGGGATAAGACTGCCAATGGCTGATAGAAGGAAGTTAATACGACGCTGTAAAAACTCTTCTACAGTCTCAGCGTGGTTGCTTACTGCCATATGTGTCCCCATAAACATAAACTTGAAAGCCTTCCCACTCAAAGTATTTCCGAGACCCTGCAGGGCTTCAAAGGTGATTTGCGGGGTGTTAGTAAGGGCATAACAACGAGAGGTAAGGTTATCAAACTCTAACTTAGCCATGTCTGGGGACTGCTGCCAAGTGAGGTAGGATACTTGAGCATCGTTTTCAAGTTGGATTATCTCACTTGTCATTCCTTTATTGCGTACGCCTACAACTTCACCTGAAGCAACCATTTTCGGATAGAAATTATAATCAAGACAATCAGCAAAGTTGGATAGCAGTACTTCTAATCGATTGCGGAGGGTACGTATCTTATCACACAATGGGCGTTCCCTCTTCATATAGATAATAGGGATCTTGGAAAATCCGTGTGGGTACTGCTCTATTTGGGTACCATTGCTATAGATGGTTACATTTTGATTATCCACTACCATAAGACGAGTAGATTGTATGCCTTTGCTATCTGTTTTGTTGTACTCACGGGAGAAAGCAATCAAATCACCATACTCATCATAGTAAGGATAGAGTGTATCCCCACGGAAAGGCGACCAAATCATAGACTTAAGCCTATATGTAGGGTTAGGATCGTCCTCTTTGGCAGGTTTTACGTACCAATATTCGGCTACCTCGCACTCTGCAAACCACGAACGCACCAAGCGCTTGTTATCATAAGGGAGCTTGTTCTTTTGATGAATGCCGTCGAGCAGCTCCATAAGCTCTTGTTCAGCAGCTTCGGTAGCGTTGGCTGTGATCTTAGGAGGTGTACCTACTGTAAATGCGGTATGTATATTGACGATGTCCTGCTCTAAGGGTAAAGCCATACGATTGACGTCCTCCCACCTGAATTGAGCGGGAGATTTGATAGTACCATCTTTGTTTTCTTCTTGTTCTTTGACGAGCACCTTACGCTTTGGGCGTAATTCCTCATCAAAAACATCGTGCTGGGTATAATCCCAATCTTTGATAAGCGATTGTGTATCGGGGCGCTTAGCTGGGTATTTCTTGAGTTGGGTGATACGCTCGCTTTCAGGAAGGGCGTTTAGTTCTTGTAGTGTCATTGCTAATTAGCGGTTAGTTGTTAGTCATTAGTCTTTGGTTATTGTCCCCAAAACCACCATATACCCCTTACTTTGAGGTAGTTGAGGTTGCATTGGTTGGCGTAGGCTTCCCTTTCAAAGATGATATTTCGGTAAGCCTTATCCCAATTGCGATAGCGTAAATACTTGAAAAGAAAATCAAGGAAATACCAGATATAGAAAAAGAGTACCAGTAGTTCCTTTTGCTGTCGCAAGTGGATACGTTCGTGATTGATAAGCTCTTTATCGTACTTATCACTTTCATTGCGAACGAAGATGAAAGGACATAGGGTGATTGCCCTATATCCTTTTGGCACGAGAAACCTATTTTTCCTTACCATTGGCTTTTGGTTTTTCGTCACTTTCTCCCTTGATGATAGCCATGCAAGTCTCGTGAATGTGCTTGTATAACTCAATATCCGAGATTTGGAAATTGTTGTTTTGCACATTGAAATCGCTCTCTGTTACAGTTCCTTGAATTGGAACGCTATAAGAGCCTGATTCATTATTGCGGGTGGCTGAGAAAGCTACTGCATATGGTTTTTGTTCTTTCTCAAATTCATAGGAGTACATCACAACTGTGTCTTGTACTTCTTCTTGTGCGGTGATACGCGTTGTTTTCTGAATGATTTGCATTATTTTTAAAGTTTTGAGTTGTTAATTTCTATGTCCTGTCATATAATAATGACTATTATAGTAGCGCAATTTTAATACATCTCCTTTACCCATATCCATATATCCAAAGTTATTACCTGCGTGCCAATTTCCATTGTTATCTAACAAAGCTCCTCCATTAACACCTTGTATTCTGACGCTCCTTCCTTCCACATGAATAGACATTATAATAGTAAGTTCAAAGGATGCATTGTTTACCCCAACTATTTGATTTATTTGTTGTGCATTAGGAAGATATACAGTTCTAAAATCAGTAATTACTCCTGTAAATACAAACATATGAGTATACTTTATGTTATCAACGATAGTATTAACATCAGCTACTCCTATATATCCATCATCATAAATAGCCCTTTTACCAATACTTGATATATTCCCATCTATAAATTGAGCTAAAGCATTGTCAATAGTTACGTTTTCTACATCAGGCATTCCTTGTATACGGTTTTTTATATACTTTTTAGGACGAACCTTTATATAAGAGCCTATTCTATTAGTAGCTTCATCTGTATATTCAATTTTTTGTGCAATATAGGTATTAACACCAATTGCTGAATTAAAGTCTCCAAAAGAAGCAAAAACACCATTCTGTGAATTACGACTATCTACGACAATACCAGTATTTCCTATCTCTATCTCAGAAGTATCGGTACTTCCTGCGTATATCCTCCCTCTCTTTTCGTTTTTTTCATTATTAATATAGAATTGCCCAATTTTCCCGCTGTTAGCCTCAATCTCTCCTGATATATGGGCATTGGTAGCCCATAGTTCGCCGTTGTCATCTACTCTAAAAGGAGCTTGCTCTTTTAATTTGTAAGGTTTCCCTGCAAAGAATCGTATAGATTTACCATCAAGACCAGCCCCATTAATACCTGCGTTTCCTCCAGATACATTGCCAACAGTAAGAGCGCCAGTAGTAATTGTATTCTTGACAATACCCGTTTCACTATCATAATTACCTCCCTTACTAAACACTCCATTGATATACTTTATATTGGCTTTTTCGGCTTCATTGATAGCCACTGCATTTTTGTCAATGATACCTAAATCTACCATAGTACCCCATACATCTTCAGGAGCAGGAGACCAGTCAGTGGGTTTGTTACCTCGTTCAAGTTTGATTTTACGTATGGTGTTTGTTTTTGTACTATTAGCATTTCCTATAATGAAAACACTAAAAGAATCATCTTTTTTAAAATCTAAATTCATATTGTTTTTCCAAACATTTACACCTCTAATTAAAGTGCCATAGTTTCCATTTCCTCCTCCGGCGAATAACATAGGAAAACAACCCTCAGCAAAATCACCATCAATAGTAAGTGTTATTGTATCTCCTAATTTTATATCTTCTGTAACCTGATAAGAAGTTATATTATATTTATTATTGCTAACAATTACCCCGCTGTTTTTTAATAAATTTCTCCCTCCAATATTCAACTCATTCACTTTTTGCTCAGCAAAGGTTTTAGCTTGTTGTAAATTCTGCTGTAGTTGTAAGATACGTGCTTGTTGCTCAGCTGTTATTGCTAATCCTGCTTGCTTATTAGCCTCTGCAATGGCTTGTGCTTTGGTGAGTTCGGATTGGGCATGTGCGTATGCTTCTGTAGCGGTTTTTGCAGTAGCAATAGCTTGTGTACGGGCTTGCTGCTCTCCTTGTACCTGCTGATTGCTGTATTGTTTCAATCTATTCTCCAATGAAAGCAAATCAGGATTAACAAGCTGTTTTATTTCGGTTTTGTTGCCGTCTGTTATTTTAAGATTGGCTTTGATTTCTATATGGTCATCAAAGAGGTGTATATACTGTTGTCCGTTCCCTGATGTTATCTTATCAGTTTTGATTTGTCCACCTGTAATCTCGGTAAATCCATTGAGTTTAGCTATACCACGTTCATTTTCGTATTCTGAATTGACAGTGGCATATAGAAAATGATAATAGCCTGCTTCTTGCTCTATATCTATCTTAGTTTCGGATAGGACAAACTCGGCTGTCTCTACGACTTTGCTTGCTTTGATGTATAGGTAATAGGTTTTTGCCTTATCGTCTAACCTGCCAGAG